AGCCCGTGCAGCGCGTGCAGCCCGTGCAGCGCGTGCAGTCCGTGCAGCCCGTGCAGCGCGTGCAGTTATTGAAATCCATGATTTCTGCCTGCTCGTCCGCCTTTTCCTGCGAAACATAGGAAACTCCAATATTTCCTTTTTCAGTGGGTTTGCTTTCGTATCTCATGCTGGAATCTCCTTCGAGTTTTATTGATTGGGTTGAGAAATTGCCTTGACGGTGAAGGCACATACGCCGAACAGATCGATTGCGCTTTCGGCGATCGCTGCGGTGCAGGTATCGATGGCGGAGTAGTGAATGCACTCGTCGGGAGTGCGGACGATGACGGAGGCGCGGATCATCACAGGCTCTTGTCCATTGCGAGCTTGAAGATGTTCCACAGAATCACCGCCGCAATAATGAGTCCGGCGATGTCGTAGCCGTCGAGCGCAGGAAGGTAGACGGGAATCACAGCGGCTCTCCGGTCAACTCCTCGCCCATGCTCATCAGGTATTCGAAGAGATAGTTCTGCAGCTCGCGCGTGCAATCCTTGTAACCGTGCTTCAGGTGCAGGTATTCCTCGAGCAGCGTCGATGCGACCTGCTTGGTGCCGCCGAGGTTGAATGCACGCTCGGCGAGATAGATCGTCTCGTTGGCGGCCATGCCGAGAGTGCCAGCGCCGAGGCTTTCGCAGACCTTGATCGGATATGTGTCGCGGATCTTGAATCCGATATTGGCCAGAAAATCCAGTGCCTTATTGAGGCATTTGCGCTGCACAGGAGTCAGGACTTTCTCGTCCGGTTCGATCGTGCGTTTTGTGACGTCGGCATATACCTTCAGGGCTGTCGAATTGATGCGAGTGACGCGATCAGCGATCAATTCGCCGACAACTTGAATAAACTCAGTGCTCGGTGCCACACTCCAGCCATGAAAATCGAGGTCGTGCTCGATGACATCTTCATTTGCCGTCAGAACCATCCGGAGAAATTTCACGTCAGTGGATTTCAGCACCGCCTTTGCAATGCGATGGGTCACTTCAAACTGGTGTTTTACGGTGCGATCTTCCGTCAGGTCCAGCTTCTGGTTATCGTTGTAGGTGTAAAGAAGAGGGCGCGTGAATTGCAGGACGCGTACGCCGCGGTAATAGAAGTCATAACCTGAACGGAAGCGAACTTCCATGGTGTCGATGGACAGGCTGGGAGCGTCCTCCAGAATGTACTTATGGCGGTCGGCGTGGACTGCCTCGAAGTCCTGCCCCTGCACGACAATCTGCGTTGTCCCTGCGGTCGGCACCGGGGCCGCGTTCGAGAATTGCGCGATGCCGCCTTCGTCCTTGCAGTTGCAGGCAATCTCACGGTAGGCCATCCACATTTCCCACTGCTTGCCGAGCTGTGTGGTGAAGCCAATGTCGACCGGTTTGCCGCCATCGATGGCCATGGTGACGAATTCGAATTCCTGCCCGCGTACCTCTGCCTTGCGAAGGCCGAAGTCGACACATGTCAGGCCAGAATGGATGGCGACAGTGTGGCCAGTGCGCAGCAGGACGGCGATGGCATACTTCAGACCGGTGCCGAAGAAGCCTATCGGGTTGTCGCCTTCCTTCACGCTGACGCCGAAGGTGGAGACAGCGGCGATGTCAATCTCGCCGAGATTCTGGAAGATGATCATGCGGCCTCCGCTGCGGGAAGAGAAGCGAGCAGGGAAGCGAACGCGCCGCGGCCGTGATTCTTGCCGCCGCAGCTGCACTCGCAGCGCATGATCTTGCCGCTGGCATTCAGGCAGCGCGCATCGCATTCATGACGGCTCGGATTGACCTTATATTCAATCTGGCGCTCCACCGGGAGCACGCCAGTGCCGCCGACCGGATGACCGACCCATTTGCTGAAGCTGTCAGCGCGCACCCCTTTCACCCCAGGGAAGCGGGCAGCGAACTCGGCATTCGGCATCTGATGGATGCTTTTTAATTCCTGTTCTGCGTTGAAATACTTAATGTTTGCCATGTCCTCACCCTTAGGTTTTGTGGTTGCAATTGGCGCTTGCTGCTGCTTTTGTTCGGTATGCCTAACCGAAAGCATGTGCCTATATTAGGCAAGCCTAAAAATGAAGTCAAGAATTATTTTAGGTATGCCTAAAAATCACAGAGTTTTTGAATCAGAGGAATAAAAAACCGGCATGTCGCCGGTTAAATGGGCAATAAAAATCCCGCTCTAGGCGGGATCGTGCGGAAGCAGAAGGGCGTTATTTCTGTTTCTCTAGATCGGCAAACATCACGTAGAAATAATCTACTCCCATGTCCGTTTTCAGTCGCATATAACCTACGGTTTGCGGTCCGGCCGGCACTTTGAATTGTTCCTTTCGAATTAATTCCAGCTTTACAGACGGGCTAATGGGGCTGCATTTTCCTTCAGTCGCCACTCTCTGGAAATGATCCGGATCCATTATGTTCGGATGATGAGTTGCGTCATTGATTTCCCCCGTAATTTTTCTTTCATTGCATCCCCAAGCATCTTCAGATGTCACATGATAGAAATCTGTCGCACCGCATAGAGCAGGAAAAAGAAACGAGATACAGAAAAGAGAAATATATTTCATACCTAGAACCTGTTTTTTATATTCCGCACCGGGACCGGATGAGCAACGTAATACATCCAAACGATCTCGTTTTCTTCTACTGTTACAGTCGCGGTGGTGTTATAGCTTCCCAATGTGATGAATCCGTCGCGTCTGGAAAGTAGGCGCTTCAATGACGTTCCGTCCGAGCGAAATCGGACCAGAACATCCTCGCCGACTTCAGGGGTCGTATTTGGCTCAACGAGGAAATATTCTCCAGGGTTATATCGCGGCACCATGGAGCCTTCCTCAACTCTTCCAATGAACGCATTAGGATCGCTGGTAGCGACAACACCATATTTATCGGATGTGCCAGGGGGGAAATCGCCATCCGTCCATATTCGCGCATCGGGCAGGCCGCCCATGCCTTTGCCGATGACTGGCACTTCTCTGAATTTGCTCTGAGAGACGTTATACGGTGCGGCCGATTCTTGGACGCTATGTGAAGTAGCTTCCGCCGGCGCCACGCCTTCATATAGCCATTGCGGCGTGATCTCCAATACTTCACAGACGCGCACGAGATTCGGCCCGCTGATTTCTTGAATCCCACCGTCTTCTACGCTTTTTTCCCAATCGGTGACCGTTGGTTTCGAAACGGGGATTATTTCAGCGAACTTAGTTTTAGATAGCTCTTTCGCAAGACGAGCCTGCCTGAGCCTTAGTTTCCATTCTTCCATTAGGTAATCCTAATATTATTCTTGTTAGCTAAGCCTAAATATCGCTTGCATTCGTTGTTAGGCATGCCTAAAATGCCCGCATGGACACTAAAACCGCAAATCTGATTATTGACCGGCTCGGCGGCACTTCCGAAACCGCCCGTCTCTGTGACATCCAGCCGCCTTCTGTTTCGGAATGGCGAAAGACCGGTATTCCCAAGGCGCAGCTGAAGTTTCTCAGGCTCGCAAAGCCTCAAGCCTTTGAGGGAATCGTCATAGACGGTGAAACAGTAACCAGCGAACCGCCTTGTGAGTCTGAACAGAACCGCCGTTCGACAGATAAGGCGGCAACTCCGTGAAATCTCTGTACGCGAAATTCCTGCTCTGGCTGATCCGGCCGGCGCTCGAGCTGCACCAGGAGCACCGCCTCCAGCATGGCCCCGGCCTTCGATTGGTCGAGCAGCAGCAAGACATCCGGCGTCGCGTGAGAAGTGGCGATTTGCGTCTGTAGTCCTCCCGTTTTTTGTTTTTTGGTCGATGTGAGCAGTCTATTTTTTTTGCCTGAAATTGTCTGTCCGTTGTTGTCCGAAAGAATCGGAAAGGCTCGGAAATGAGCGATAACCAAACATCCTCGCTGTTCATTGAATCGATCGAAGAGGCCTTGAAAGAGGCCGTCAAGCAGATGGGTGGCGCCAAGATCGTCGGCGCGCGCATGCGCCCGGAAATGCTGGCTGACGAGGCGGGCCGCTGGCTGTCGGACTGCCTCAATCCCGAGAAACGCGACAAGTTGAGCCTGTCGCAGGTGATGTGGATCCTGCGCGAAGCCCGAAAGATGGGCGTTCACGTTGCCATCAATTTCATCTGCGCTGATTCTGGCTACGACACTCCGCGCCCCATCGAACCCGAAGACGAAAAGATGCGGCTCCAGCGAGAGTTCATCGAAGCAACCCAGCAGCAAACCCGGAATATCGAGCGTCTTTCGCAGCTGATGTCCCAGCCGATAAAGGCGGTCGCATGATGTTCCCGCAAGTTATGGGACTGGACTTCGTCTGCCCGGAAGACATCGCCTTTTATGCGCGCGTGATGCATGACGCCGGCCACACGATCGATGACTGCCCCTTCCCCGAAGGCAGTGACGCCGCCATCACATGGCGCAAGCATTTCATCGGTTGCGAGCAGCAGCATGCGGAGGTCGAGTGAGCGAGGCTTATCTCGATTTCCTGCGGAAGAAGGTGAAGCTGGCCGAGCAGACCGGCTTCGACGTTCCGCTCGAGCAGATCAATCCCGCGCTGAAACCCCACACGCGTGACATCGTGCGCTGGATGGTGAAGGGCGGTAGCCGGGCATGCTTCGCGAGCTTCGGCCTGCACAAGACGGCGACGAACCTGGAATGTCTACGCCTGATTGGCGCACGATTTCCGGATGCATATCGTCTGATCGTTGCGCCGCTCGGCGTGCGGCATGAATTCTTCCGCGAAGTCACCGAGCGTTTCACTGGTGAGCATGCCATCGATCTGCGTTTCATCCGTCGCGATAGCGAAATCGACGATCCGGCGACGATCTACCTCACGAACTACGAACCGGTGCGCGAAGGCAACGTGACGCCCTCGCGTTTTAGAGCGACTGGCCTCGATGAAGCCAGTATTCTGAGAAGCTACGGAAGCAAAACCTATCAGGAATTCTTGCCGGCATTCGATCCGGTCGAATTCAAGAACGTCTTCACCGCTACGCCGGACCCCAACCGCTACAAGGAACTGATCCATTACGCGGGCTATCTCGGCGTCATGGATACCGGGCAGGCGCTGACGCGCTTCTTCCAGCGCGACAGCGAGAAGGCGGGCAATCTGACGTTGTATCCGCACAAAGAGCATGAGTTCTGGCTTTGGGTGGCAAGCTGGGCAGTCTTCATCACGAAACCCAGCGACCTCGGCCACAGCGACGACGGATACATCCTGCCGGCGCTCGATGTGCGCTGGCACGAAATCGCCAGCGACTATGCGACGGCCGGCGCCGACAAGCAGGGGCAGACGCTGCTGATTCAGGACATCGCGATGAGCCTGCCCGCCGCGGCGCGCGAGAAGCGCGAAAGCATGTCGGCACGCGTGGCCAAGGCGCAGGAATTGATCGACGAAGCGCCGCAAGATCATTTCATCGTCTGGCATGACCTCGAAGATGAGCGGCATGCCATTCAGAAGGCGATCCCCGAGGCAGTCAGCGTATGGGGTTCCCAGGAACTCGACGAGCGCGAAGACCGCATCGTTGCCTTCAGCAATGGCCAGCACCGGATCCTGTCGACCAAACCTATCATCGCCGGCAGCGGCTGCAACTTCCAGCGGCATTGCCATCGCGAGATATTCTCCGGCATTGGGCACAAGTTCAATGATTTTATCCAGGCTGTGCATCGCACCTATCGATTCGGTCAATCCGAGCGCGTGCGCATCGACATCATCCACACAGAAGCCGAACGCGAGATCGTCGCGAACCTGCAGGCGAAATGGCGCCGGCACGATCAGCAGCAAGAGCGCATGGCGCAGCTGGTGCGCACCTACGGGCTCGACCGGCTTTCTATGCAGGAAAGCCTCGCGCGCACGATCGGCGTCGACCGGCAGGAAGTGGAAGGTCAGCGCTTTACCGTCGCGAACAACGATTGTGTGCTCGAAGCGCAGCTG